TTGTCACGCCAACAACGACACAGACTGGCAACATCAACCCGGGTGGCCTTATTTCGGGGGCAAACAAACAGCTGTTTCAAAATCCCGTAACCGTGCAGGGTCCTAGCGTCAAGACGACCAACCCCTTTGCCACAACAAGGTAAAGCATGGGAACTCTAAGCCGAGACCTCGACGCCTATCAGCGCGCGCTGGCCATCTACCAGCGCCGTGGCAATTCGTACAACCGTTCGATTGCGCAAGACCCAAATGGCAACTCGTATCTGATTCAAAAATCGGACTACGACCCCGCACGCGCCTACGCCACCAGCGACGGGGCAGGGGTTCAAGGCTTGATCAAGATGGCCAACAAGAACACTGGCGCAGTGAGCGCGGCCACTGACGCGCCGGCCTTTGTGGGTGCAACGGACAACGGCGACCCGAACTTCTTGTTGCTTCGACAAAACCCAAGAGGCTATGAGTCCAAGGTGTTCTCCGGCGTGCGCATGATCCAAGGCGAGGACGGCACTGGGCAGTTGGTCATACCGAATGGCGTGGATTCTGACGGCGCCCCCACGTCGGTCCCCGTGGACATGAGCAAGGCGAAGGTGCTTGGCCAGCCTGATGAGAACGGCAACTACACCATCGAGTATCAGGTGCCCAAGTTTGCCGACAAGCCAGACGACTTCAACATGAAGGCGCCCAACCCAAGCGCCGCAGAGATCCAACGTGACCAGCGGCCATCGGTCGTGGCCCAAGAAGGCGGCCTGATCGGCGAAGTGCTGGCGTCTCGTGGCATCAAGAGCGGTGGCAACTTCCCCGGCCAGCGCGAAGCGATCAACAAAGCACGCGACGACCGTGCAGCGGCCGCTAAGCTGGAGCAGGAAAAGCTGGAGACCGAACGCCTGCGACTTGAAGCCGAAAATGCGGCAAAAGACGCCCCGGTGGACAGCGGGGGCGGTGGTTAAAAATATGTGTTGCGCGCACACCACGTTCTGTTATAGAATTTCTTCGGGCGAAGTGCGCCCAAAATTTATCAAAGCCAGCCTCGAGCTGGCTTTTTAATTGAATGAACGATTACACCTCTGCAACTTGGCACCTCCTTCGCAAATGGGCTGAAGCCCAGCTCGAACTGGCGCGCAAGAAAAACGATGCTGTCCAGCTCTCCGACATCGAGACAGCAGCGTTGCGTGGTGAGATTCGTTTCATCAAAAGATTTCTCGACCTGCCCAACGAGGCAGCTCGAGGTGTGGTGGTTGAGCCGGATTAACGTCCCGCTTGGCCGTTTTAGTAAGCCGCCTTCGGGCGGTTTTTGTTTGGAGAGCAAAAAGTGGATGAAAACCAACTGTCTTCGGAAGAAGCGCAAAACCTATGGAACGAAGAGGCTGCAAAGCTGGATGCCGACGCTACCGCGTCCGCAACTGAGCTATTAGCCGATGCGCCGGAAACGCCGCAGGATTTTGAACCTGAACAACTTCGTGACGAAAGAATCGAAGAGTCGCTGCAAACGAAGGAAGAGGAAGATCCTCTCGCTGGCCTATCCCCAGCGGTCCGAGCCAAGCTGGCCCAGATCGATGAATTAGCGCAAGCAAACGCTCAACTGCTGCACCATGTCAAGACGACTGAGGGTCGCGTGGCAGCGATGCAACGAGAAGCCCAGCAGGCACGTCAAGCGGCGACGCAAGTCGACCCGCAAGATGCGCCAACGCAAACGGCTATCGCCAGCGCCGCCAAGAACCCCGAGAAGTGGGAGCAGCTCAAGCAGGATTTCCCCGAGTGGGCAGGAGCGATGGAAGAGTACGTCGCAGCCAAGATCGGCGGTCAACAGCAGCAAGGAATTAGCCCCGAAGCCGTGGCTCAATTCGTGCAGCAACAAGTTGCCACCACCAAGGCTGAGATGGGACGCCTTCTGGAAGAGGCTCGTATCGAAGGTAAGTACGACAACTGGCAGGACACGATCAATTCGACCGAGTTCGCGCAGTGGTTTGTTGTGCAGTCCGCCGAGACGCAAGCCTTAGCAGACAGCCCTAAAGGCAAAGACGCGATCAAGATGTTGGATTTATTTTCAGCAGCCCAAACGCGTTCAGCCGGTGACATCAAGCAAGAGCGCGGAGCACGTCTCGCTGCCGCCGCGACAACTCGCACTGGTTCGACACCGCCGCCTAAGACCATTGGCGACATGTCACCAGCGGAACTGTGGAACTATGAAGCTAAGAAACGTGAGCGTCAGCTTGCGGATCGAGGCTATTAACTCAATCTGAAAGAAAAGGAAACTAGACCATGTCTATTCAAAATTACGGCACCGTAGCATCGCGTAACTTAATCCGCGCTGCCCAAGGTATGCTTGAACACGCCCAACCCATCACCGTCTTGGGCGACTTCGGTACTCAACGCGAGATGCCACAAAACTCGACAGACACCTTGGTGTTCCGTCGTACTTTGCCATTCGGCGCGTCTACTGCTGGCACATCAATCGAGGGTTCTACCCGCTACGTTGGTACTCCAGACATCACCGCTTCCAACTTCGTGTTGGCTGAAGGCGTGACTCCTAACGCAAACACCATCTCTTTCCAAGACGTGTCTGTGCAATTGCAACAATACGGCGTGCTGTTCAAGTACAGCTCTAAAGTTGAGCAACTGTACGAAGATGACATCCCCGGCGAGATGGTTAAGCTGACTGGCGAGACCTTGGCTGAAGTGATGGAAATGGTTCGTTACGGCGTGTTGAAGGCCGGCTCTACCGTGATCTACGCAAACGGCTCTAGCCGCTCTGCAATCAACACGGCTATCAGCTTGAACAGCATCCGTAAAGCAGCTCGTACCCTCGAGTCAAACCGTTCACGTCGCGTGACTAGCCGCTTGGCTCCCGGCGTCAACTTCGGTACACGCGCTGTGCAACCTGCATACGTTGTGTTCGTCCACACTGACGCTGTCAGCGACGTGCGTAACTTGCCCGGCTTCACCCGCGTGGAAGAGTACGGTTCATTCAAGCCAATCCATGACCGCGAAATCGGTGCATGCGAAGACTTCCGCTTCATCAGCTCACCCCTGTTGAAGTCCTTCGCTGCTGCTGGTTCCAGCACATTGAACGGCATGTTGTCTGTTGGCGGCTCGAACGTTGACGTGTACCCCTTCATCATCATCGGTGAAGACGCTTGGGGCCAAGTCGCTCTCAAGGGCATGTCTGCCATCAAGCCTGTGGTGTTGAAAGCATCTACAACCAACCACGCTAACCCATTGGGCCAATTCGGCTACGTGGGTGCTTCTACATGGTTCGCGACAGTGCGTTTGAACGACGCCTTCATGGCCCGTATCGAAGCTGGTGTGACCGCCCTCTAATGGACTAGCTGGGGCGCAAGCCCCAGCGTCTTAACTTAAAGGACACTACCATGCAATCAAACTACTGGAAACTTCTCAACGAAGACCGCTTGGGTAATGTGAGCGCCACGTCGATCACGGCTCCCGTCTTGGGTCCTGTTGCAACAACCAACGCTACAGCCGCTTCGGCGCTGACAGCAGCGGACAGCGGCAAAGTCATCTTTTTGAACTCTGCTACTGAATTTGTTACGACCCTGCCAGCTCCTGCCGCCGGCTTGGCATTCACGTTCATCGTGACTGCCGCTCCATCAAGCGCGAGCTACACCGTTGTCACCAACGGTAGCGCCAACATCATCAAAGGCCAAGCAGTCAACGCTGCCGGCGTCGCTGGTGACACTGGCACAGCCGACGACACCATCACTTTTGTTGACGGCCAGTCCGTTGCAGGCGATATGGTCACCGTGGTTAGCGACGGTACAAGCTGGTTTGCCAAGGGCTTTTGCGCCGTTGCTGCCGGTATCACATTCACTCAGGCATCAGCCTAATTTTTCCTAAAGGACTAAATCATGTCATACAACATCGAACAATCCAACAGCGGCTACCTGTCGCTGACCGCTGCCGGCTTGGCCGAAGGCACCAACTCCGCTACCTTCAAGACTACGAACACCTTGGCTTACACCAACAACGGCGTTTTCAAGTCTAAGGGCGCTACTGACAACTTGACATTCTCTACAGGTACAGCCTTGGCTGCATCTCAGGCTTGCTTGTTCGCAGTGTGGATCAACGCTGCTGGCACCGTTACGACCACTCAAGGTCCTATCGTTGCTGCTGGCGATCCATGCCCAGTGCCTTCACAAACTACAGCCGGTACAACTTTGGTCGGTTTGATCAAAGTCACTACTGACTCATCCACTACGTTCACTCCCGGCACGACTGACCTCGGCGCTTCTGGCATCACTGATGCCTACAGCGACTGCATGGACATGCCCGGTAGCGCACAGTAAAGTTGCCATCCTCTCTCAAAAAGAGGGTTTTGCAGGTTGCCTTCGGGCAGCCTGCTTTTTGGCAAAACAGTTTTTTAAACCTGACGGAGAATAGAAGATGGCAAAAAAAGAAGTAGTCGCCGGTATGGAAATTGTTGATGACGCACCAATCATCGAAACCGTTGCTGAGTCTCGCGACTTCAGCCAACTGGCAGCCGATGAGGGTTTCATGAACGAGCTGGTCGAAGTGATGGTTCACGCCACCACTGACGAGAACCAAGCTCCTCATGTGATCGTCAACTGCAATGGCACCAACCAACCAATCATTCGCGGCGTGCCCACAAAGGTTCGTCGCAAGTACGTCGAGATCTTGGCCCGTATGAAGGAAACGAAATACAGCCAAGTGACTCGCAACCCAGCAGCGCCTGACCAAATCGACATGGTCGCGCGTCACGGTCTGGCCTATCCCTTTGAGCTGATGAACGACCCGAATCCTCGTGGCCGTGCATGGCTCCAAAACGTATTGGCTGAGCCAGCTTAATCACGGAGTGACTGAGTGAACTACCTCCAACTTATCAACCGACTGCGTGTGGAGTGCGGCGTCTCTGGCGCCTCCACTCCTCTCACCAGCGTGACCGGCCTGACAGGCGAGTCGTACCGACTCTCCCAATGGATCAACAGCGCATGGGTGGACGTGCAGACGGCTAAGAACGACTGGCAATGGATGCGACAGCCAGTCGAGTTCACTCTCACTACGCAACAACAGTTCTACACTGCCGTTGAAGCCGGCCTCACAGACTTTGCAAACTGGAAGCGTGATAGCTTCCGTGTGTCGTCTGTTGGGCAGGACTACAAGGACGAGCAGCTGACGAACTACATGGACTACACGACGTTCCGCAACCTGTACATGTACGGGAACATGCGGACGACGTATGCAAGGCCAGTGGTCGTCACGATCGACCCTGATAAAAACTTGGGTTTTGGCTCGATCCCTGATCGGCCATACGTTGTTGTGGGCGAGTACTACGTGCAGCCCACCGAGTTCTCTGCGGCCACTGACGAGCCTTCCGCTTACTTCCCCACCCGGTTCCAGATGATGATCGTCTACCGGGCCATGATGTTTTACGGCGGTTATGAGTCGGCTCCGGAGGTTTACCAGCGGGGCGAGTTTGAATTCAAGCGTTTGATGAATCGTCTGGACATCGACCAGCTGCCAACCGTTATCAGTGGTCCGCCTCTTGCCTAAAGAGACCAGATGCCACTGACCACGCCCAGAGTCAATTACGATCTCATCCGCCTCAATGGCGGCTTGGATCAGGTCACCCCAATTCTTTCATTGCCCCCGGGCATCGCCCGTCGGGCTGCCAACTTCGAGTGTTCAATCACTGGAGGCTACACGCGCATCGCTGGATACGAGCGCTTTGACGGAAGGCCCAGCCCATCGGCCGCGGTCTACAACCTTCTTGTCTGCGCACTGACCGGCACGGTCGCCGTTGGCAACACCATCGTCGGTTTGTCATCCGCAGCTACTGGCGTGGTCATCGCGCGGACCGGCAACGACGTGGTTATTACCCGAGAGACCGGCACCTTCTTGTCCACAGAAGGCATCTCGGTGAGCTCGACCAATGTGGGCGTCATCACGTATGTGCAAGGGGTATCAGCCGACGGCCTGCTGGACGTGACCTACCGCAACCTTGCCGCAGACAGCTACCGGGCCGACATCACCGCCGTGCCGGGGTCCGGATCCGTGCTCGGCGTGGGCTACTACAACGGCACCCTGTACGCATGGCGAAACAACGTCGGTGCAACAGCTTCGGTCATGTACAAGTCCTCGTCTTCGGGATGGACCGCTGTCACCCTTGGCAAGACCATGTCTTTTAATAGCGGCGTTTTGCTAATACCGGACGGCGTTACCTTAACCGGTCAGTCCAGCGGGGCGACGTGTGTGGTGGCCCGCACGGTTCTTGAAGACGGCACCTACGCTTCAAGCGATGCGGCCGGTCAATTGATCTTGTCCAGCGTTACCGGGACCTTTACGGTTGGTGAGAATTTGCGAATTGGCGTTACAACCTACGCCCACGTCTTGACCGTGCCTGTGCAGATTACTTTGGCACCCAGCGGCCGTTACGAAACCGTGATCGGCAACTTCGGCGGCGGCACAGCCAACTACAAAATGTACGGGTGCGACGGAAAGAACAACGCATTTGAATTTGACGGCACGACTTACGTGCCCATTCGCACCGGCATGGCGGTGGATACGCCCAACCACCTTTGTTTCCATAAACAGCATTTGTTTTTGAGCTTCGGCTCTTCTTTGCAATTCAGCGC